CTAGTAGATTCACAAGAATTCAAAGACATCATAGGTGACGCAACCACAACAGGATCAGTTGCCAGTTACATGAGCACATACAACAGGGAGAAAACCATCAACGATCAGATTGTGGCACAGGCAGAGCAGGATGCACCAAAGGCAGGATTCAATTACAAGCAATACTATGTTGCACCAATCGATGAGAGGGGTAACATCAGGACAGAAAATGTCAACACAGAAGCACAGAGAGCCAGTAGTGATAACACAGTAAATGCAACAATAGACACACCAGCAAGTTCGCACTATGGTTTCTACCTAGATGGAGATGGTGTGGCACCCAACGGAAATCCAGCAGGATTTGGTATTACATTTCCAACTTCTGGTGTTGATCAAGGAGATTACTTCTTGAGAACAGATTTCTTACCTAATAGATTGTTCCGTTATGACGGAGTCAGATGGGTAAAAATAGAAGACAGTGTTAGAATAACTACAACGAACAATGATTCTAGAGGAAACTACAAAACAAGTTTTGTCAACAATAGTACAGAATCTACAATAAACGGATTAACCGTCAAACAGAGACAGTCATTGACAGATGCACTGAAACCAAAGGCTGACAATTAAGAATGCTACACTTTTACGAAGGACAGGTTAGGAAGTTTCTCACTCAATTCATTAGGATCTTGAGCAATTTTTCCGTGGAGACAGGCAAAGGCAGTGACGGTTCCGTACAATTAAGAGCAGTGCCGGTGGTGTACGGAGATCCAACAAGGCAGGTATCAAACATCATAAGGAACAACTCAGAGAACGCACTACAGTACGCACCGAGGATAGCGGCATATGTAAGAGAATTGAACTACGACAGGGAAAGGATGCAGAATCCTTATCACATAGAGAAACAGCATTTGAGAGAAAGAGGCATAGACGCAGACGGAAACTACACCAATGAGATGGGTGCAGGTTACACAGTCGAGAAAGTGATGCCATCGCCCTTTAGGATGGAAGTGTCGGCCGATATCTGGACAACGAACACAGACCAGAAATTACAGATCATGGAACAGATATTGTATCTGTTCAATCCAGACTTTGAGATACAGAAAACAGACAACTACATAGATTGGACCAGTTTGAGTTATGTTGAATTGACAGGAACAACATTTAGCAGTAGAACCATACCGGTTGGTGCAGATTCAGAGATAGATGTTGCAACACTGACGTTTTCAATGCCCATATGGTTATCACCGCCAGTAAAAGTCAAGAAACTGGGTGTCGTGCAAAAGATCATAATGAGCATATATGACGATGACGGTGGCATAGCCAAAGGATTGATAGACGGGGAACTTACATCGAGGAGTTACATCACACCAAACAACTTTGGATTATTGGTCACTGGTAACCAACTAAGATTATTAGGATCAACGGGCACAAATGTCAAGTCGGGCGGCGATGGATTCCACACAGGTGCAAATGAGCCAAGCAACTACGATCCTTTTGAAACATTTGGACCAGCAGTGAACTGGAAAGTTCTACTGGATCAGTATGGCAAGGTCACGAACGGCACATCACAGATTAGATTGACACAGCCAAACGGAAACGAGATAGTTGGCACCATAGCAACGTCAACACTAGATGACACAATTTTATTGTACACAATAGACGGAGACACGATACCAAGCAATTCTCTTACAGCAGTCAAGAAGATCATTAATCCAGCAACATTCTATACAGGCACACCTGTGAATGGTGACAGGTATCTGGTGATCAATGACGTTGGAGACAGCACTGCCAGTTTCCAGAGTCAAACATGGGGAACACTAGTGGCCAGCGTTGGCGACATCATAGAATACAACAGTTCAACATCAAAATGGAATGTGGCCTTTGACGCATCAAATCCTGACAGCACACAACACTACGTGACCAACCTCAATACGGGTATACAGTACAGGTTCAATGGCACGGAATGGGTCAAATCATACGAAGGTGTGTACACACAAGGTAATTGGAGCATAGTGCTTGATGGGGGTGCAGATCCAGGATACAACTCAAGCCTTGACGCTACCACCCCATAGTTGTTATAATAAGTAATGAAAGAAAACATAGTCTGTTCGGGTGCCCTGTTCTATGCAACCAGCACCAAACGTTTCCTGTTCCTACAGAGGACTGACCGCAAAACACAAGGAATGTGGGGTTTGGTCGGTGGCCAAAGTAAATTCACGGAGAGTGCTTTCGAAGGACTGAAGCGTGAGATAGAGGAAGAGACAGGCGGTCTACCCAAGTTTAAAAAGGTGATACCATTGGAGATGTTCACTTCAAACGATCAGAAGTTCTTCTTCCACACATATCTAGTAGCCATTGACGCAGAATTCATACCAAAATTGAATGAAGAACATTCAGGTTATTGCTGGACGGCGTTTGAATGTTGGCCCAAGAATCTACACATGGGTCTCAAAAATACACTTAACAATAAAAGTATAAAAGGCAAGTTACAGACTATATTAGATTTGATTGTTTAAAAATCTTTAATGTATTTTTTGCCTGTTAGTTTCTCAATATCACGGATCATCTCTTCCATGTTTACCCTCACAGTCTTACCAGTTTTTGTGTTCCTAGAGTAGTATTCCCACTCTCCTTGTTCGTTGTGTGGTGATATTTTGGTAACGTTACCCGCTTCATCCTTAACAAAAACTTCAGCACTGGATGCCTCGTCCTTGGCGTATATGTGTGCGTTGTTGGCCACACCAGATGGATCGCTTCCCACTGTCAGTGCGATAGGACTGCTGAATGTTTTGGCACCCGAAATAGTCTGTTCTGTTGACACCAACACAGTGTCTGCCGTTGATGCACCCGCTGATCCTCTCAGCATGTGTACCCTGTATCCGTTGACAGTGGTGCTTGATCCTGATGTCGATGCCGCTTGGACTGTGACCGTGCTTCCTGACAGGCTGGCAGTGACTTCCAATTGATCTGTGCCTTTTGTGCTGACCAATGGACCTTGTGTCACATAGGCTTCGTCATTGGCAACCACCATGACCTCTGATATGCTGGCCGCACCTTCTGAGGAGTTGTATCCGGTGAACACGTAAAATGCACCTGTGTACGTTGATGTGTTGAATGAATCCACAGTTGTTGCGGCGGAACTCACGGTAGTCGCTTCTACAATATTGATATTATCCCCAGTTGATGCTGATTCATCGTCTGCCAATAAAATCCTGTATGCCGTCACACGGCAATTGGGTGCCTGAGCAGATGCTTTCAACACAACTTCCGTGCTGTCCACTTCCGCGGTCAATGTGATCAGATCATTGTTACCGGTGTTGACGTTTCCATACTGTGTGATGTATGCTGAAGAACCATCATGCACAACCAGTGCTTCCGTGTTTGACACTTCTCCCGTGGTTGTGTTATTGACCGAGATGTAGTATTTGGCACCCCTGTAACTGGCCAGTGCCCAACCATCTATCTTCTCTGCGGCACTGTCAACATCTGTGTTTATCGTGGTTGTTATATTTCCCGTAGTGCCTGCCGTGGTGTTGTCACCTAATCCTATCCTGTAGAAGCTCACGGAATTGACCACACTACCACCAGTGGCCTTCAATCTAGCGTTACCGCCCGCCACGTCCGCAGTCGCCGTTATGTACGTGTTGCTAACGTTTGACTGTGTGATGTGTGATTCTGACACGAACGCATCTGTGTCATTGTGTACCAAACTGTACTTGGCCGTTGATACTTCGTCGTTGATCTCGTCCCTTGTTATGGCCAGATACCATGCACTGTCATAGGTTCCTGTGACGAATTGGTTGATCACTTTCTCTGTGGTGCTGATCGCCGTCTCGCTATCGGTGGCCGTGTCATCCGTGTTCTCCGACGTAGTACTAGTCGCACCCAATTGTGCCCATCCGCTCGCCGTGGTGTAGCCCTCTATGGTATCAGTTGAACTGTTGTACCTTATCTCACCAACTGCTCCGCTTGGTCGCTGTGCAGTGGTACCATTGGGTAATCTTATCGCGTTGGTGACAGCCGAGGCGTCTAACACAGTTGTCGCATTCATAGTCATTATCGTACTACCGTCCGCGTCTATGGTGATTGAACCTGTGCCTGAATCTGTTACCGTGACGTTTGAGTTGCTTTGTGATATCGATGATGTTGACACGGCACCCACTTCCGCGTCCACGTAGGCCTTGATGGATTGTTGTGAAGCAACTGATGTTGCACTGTCACTAGATAGGTCATCCTCGTCTTTGAAGAATCCTGATAGGAAGTTTCCACTGTCTATGTTCGTAATGTTGTTACCAGTTCCGTTGGCATCGATGGTCTTGTTCGTGAACGTCAACGTGTCTGATGCAATGTTGGCATCCTGTGCATCCACGTAGTCGATGATGGCGCCAGCAGTCACTAAAGCGGTGTCTGAGTCGTTACTCGCCAGTGTCTCTGATACGTTGATGATGGCCGAACCTGCGAAGTCGGCTACCTCGATGTTCGAGATCGAGTTGCCTGTGCCGTTGGCATCAAAAGTCTTGTTGGTGAACGTCTGAGTTCCAGCCAGTGTTGCCACTGTGCTGTCGATCGCCACAGTCAGTGTGTTACCTGATCCTACTGTGTCAATACCCGTACCACCTGCTATATCAAGTGTTTCTGAATCGAGATCGATGCTCAATGCACCACCCGAATCACCTTGGAAGTCAAGGTCTGATGCCGTCACTTGTGCGTCTACATAAGTTTTAATTGCTTTTGCAGATGCCAAAGTAGTGTCTGTGCCTGCTACACTAGACAGGTCAGTGTCTAGTACGCCTGATGCGAAATCGGCCACCTCGATGTTGGAGATGCTGTTACCAGTACCATTTGCGTCAAACGTCTTATTCGTTAATGTATCTGTGCTGGAAGCCGTGATGTAGGATGTTAGGTCTGGTCCTGTCACGGTCAGTGTGTCGCCACTCACGGCCGTGGTGATGTTGGTGCCGCCCGCTATCTTGAATGTCTCCCCAGTACCCAGTGTGGCGCCTGTTGAGTCATCACCCACCAACTGTATGTTGGTGTCAACGTTTATGCCCGTGAGGTTAGATCCGTCACCAGCGAACGCTGTTGCCGTTACTGTTCCGGTGACTCCTAGATCCTGATTTATGGTGACGTCTTGTGTGGTCCCGTCGATGGTCAGTGCTGTGTTCGAATCACCATTAGATGAGAGAA